TCATTTCATCCAGGGACGATCGAACATCGTGGGTGTATTTCGAGATTGACACCCGCCCTTCTTCAACGGCCTTGATAACAGCAGCTATCATGGCATCCGTGTACTTGCCAGTAGCTTCAAGTTCACGCTTGATTGCCCCATAGCTCAGCTTAGCTTTCTCACCAATGTTCGCATATGCCGCCGCCGCCGCGTCCACCGCATCTTTGTGCTTTTGCTGCAATGCTATTGTTTTTTCTGAATCTTCTGATATGCCAACAAAGAATCTTTTCCACCACCCAATGGATATTTTTACCGTCTCTGTAACCTTGTTTAGCTCCCACCCCATAAGCTTTATGAATGAACCCATTATTGGGAATCTGGATTCCATTTCAGCGCCAAGCTTAACTATTGCGTTTTCATAGCCATCAACCGCTGTTATTGCATTTTTTGTTTCATCTCGTATCATCTTCCAAGAATCAGCGAATAATTGCAGGAACCCAGACCAGGCTTTCGACCTTTCTACGGCATCTCCGTATTCGGTTATTAGATCCCCCAATGCTTTTAATTTATTTATATGCGCGGCGCTTGCGAACTTATCCAGCGCTTTATTATTTTCCTCAAAGGCATTAATTGTAAGTTCGATCTTATCTTTTAGCTCAGGGTGCGCTTTGATGAGTCTTTTGAGTGTTGCGAGGTAGGCATCATTTGCACCTTTGGAAAGGTCTGTATCGTCCTTCAGCTTGATAGCCTTTTCGCCCGTTGAAACCAATGCTCCCTTGTAAGCTTCCAGCGAGTCAACAATCTGCATGTTCTTGACAGCGAGGGTTTCGGCGTCTTTTATGGATTTTGCCATTGCGGCTTTGTAGGTGAGAACCGCAGCCGCCACTACCCCGAGAGCTATTGTAATAGGGTTGAGCCTTTTCAGGAATGCTTCAAGCATGTACCCCGCTGTGGTTAGCGCCCCGGTAAGCCCACTCTTTCCTAGAGTTGTCGTGAGAGTTGCATAGGTTGAGGTAGCCATTTTTACGATAGCGACTTTGCCAAGCACTGCCATGAATCCTTTTGCCGCCATAGTCGCAAGCTTGAATGACCCGGCGATAGCGCCAAGCTGAACAATCACCTGCCCTGCAACAGACCCGGCAAACGTTTCAAGGGCAGCCAATGCCCCCCTTACAGCGTCCAGGAACACCCGAATGCCATTGGCCGCCCCAGCCTCGCCAAAGGCCACGGCCACGTTACCTGCCCTATCAATAAGGTTCTTGAGCTTAACCGCCAGGCCCTCAGCCTGCTTCGCCGCCATTTCCTCCGCGGTGCCTATCTCGTAGACCTTATTTAAGGCGTCCTGATATTTCCCAGACACGAACGATTTGACAACAACCGCCGCGGCTTGCGCCCCACGAAGCCCGAATAGGCTGAAGGCTTTTGACATATTAACCGTTTTGGTGTCTGTATCATAAAGGATGGTGGATAAAGATTTTAAAGTGCCTTGCCACCCCACCATAGCGGGGTTTATATCGTCCAGTTTAAGGCCGACAGAAGCGAGCGCTTCCGCCAATTTTGCACTTGGCTTAACCATTTTACTCAGGACTTGCCTGAAACCCGTGCCAATAGTACTGGCCCGAAGCCCGTTATTCGCCAGCGTCATCATGGTTGCCGCAGTTTCTTCAATGGATAGCCCAGCTTGCGACGATGTGGCTGCCACGTAATTAAACGCAGTTCTTAATTTATCGATGGTTAGTTTTGACTTATTGACAGCGTTCGCCATGACATCGACAATCCGCCCAGACTCCGTAGCTGACATCCCAAATGCTCTGATGGTGGTGCTTACCAGGTCCGTGGACGTCTCCATGTCAGACAGTGTGCCGGTTGCCAGAAGCGCGGTGTCTCTCATGGCCGTCATGGACTCGCCAGCGTTCAACCCCGCTTGCCCTAACAGGGTCATCCCATCGGCAGCCTCAGACGTTGAGAACTTGGTGTCCCGAGCAACCTGCTTAATGGTCTCGCCCATGGCCGCAACTTCAAAATCCGTTGCCCCGGTGATGGCTTGCAGGTTCTTTAACCCCTGGTCGTAATCGATGATGGCCTGGGCTCCAGCCTTCATAGCGTTAATGACAGAATAAATGGCGGTTGCTGCGATTCCGTAGGAAACAGTAACCTTGAATGCGCCCATGAGACGGCTGTATGCCCCGTCAATTGACCCGATCTGTTTGCCCATTACGGTGAGGTTGCCGGATAGTTTTTTGGATGACGCGCCCGCTTTATCCATCCCAGCAGAGGCTTTTTTTGAACTGCTGCTGATCCTTACGAACCCTCCGTTAACGATTTTTAGTTTGCCCGCGAGCATTTGAGAGTTTAGTCTTATACGGTTGGCAGATTTTGCGAATTTATCACCGCTTCTACCAGCGGCGTTCATTTTTTGAGCTGTTTGCTGGACCGCCTTTTCAACTTTTCTCAGGCTTGTTTCAACAGATTTTAAAGCTGTCCCTGTTTTACCAGCACCTAATTTTGATAACGCCTGCTGGAACTTCTTTGTTTCGTTGGTGGCGCTGCCCATTCGTTTGGCTGATTCTGAGACCTCGCTCCCAAGCCCCTTCATGGCGGGAACGGCCTTTTCAGTTGCCTTTGCAACGTGGCTTATCCCATTGCTGGTATATTTTAATTTCCCGGCAAGTTTCCCCTGAAGAACCGATAACCGACTCGCCGTATTGTAATATTTCTTGCCTCCTATCCCGGCTTGCTCAAACGCCATGGCTTGTCTGCCAATAGCGTCGTCAGCCTTATTCAACATCGGTAGCCAGCGCCTCATGGCGGCTTCAGTTTTTCCGTAGGTAGCGCCTAGCTTACTGAAAGCATCTTGATATGCCTGCGTTCTTGTAAGGGATTTCCCTGCGGCTAATTGATAAGCCGTCATAGCGCTGGTAAGTTTTTTTGCTGCGTTTGTTGCCGAGCCGGATTTTTGTGTGAGACTGTTTAAGGAGCTATCAAGCTTTTTTAAAAGCGTGTTAAGCTGTTTAACAGAGTCCTTCAGTGTAGGGGAAATATCTCCCTTAAACAAAACCCCTAATTTCAGTTCCTTTGCCATAATTACCTCTTATCGACCGGCTTATTCCCGCCCAACGGTTTCTTCTCCGAGTCCCAAAACTTGTGTTTGCCCATCATTCTTTCCGTCATCCTCTTACGTTCTTCCATGGACAAGTGGCTGTAAGAATCCGGGTCGCCGGGTACACACTTACCGGGCGGTTGTTTTGACGCGCTCCCCCTTGGCTCATCTTCAATTTTAATCCCATGAAACCCCGCTTCCAGCTTTAGCCGATCCACCAGGCGTTTCTCAGAATGCTCATATAGGACCAGCGCCTGGCCGAAGGTTATGCCTCCGTCTCTGTAGGACTTTCGGTAGAAGTCGTCGAGTCGGTATCCGTATCGTTCACAGACAGCGGTAACGGCCTCTCCGATTGAAACAGTCCCATCAGTTTCCCGGAGAGGCTTTTGAAGTTTTTTGCGACAATGCCGTAATTTACGTCGAATATGATGTCTGCAATTTCAATGGCCTGCAAGTTGCTCAGCTCATCCAAAACCGTTTCCTTTTCGTTCGACACCATCGTCAAGATCTTGCCAATGTTTTCATGGATAACTTTGACGATAAACGCCACAGACAAATCAGAGGTGCCACCTTCGTCAACCTGGTCTGTGATGGTCTTTATAATCAGGTCGGTCAGTTTTAGTTGGTCCCCCATGGACAGGGGGTAGATTGTGATTTTCCTTAAATTACGGACGCCGATTTCAACGTCCGCAATTTGCGGATTCAATTTCTCTTGTTCGTTATTTTCCGGCATGATATTTCTCCTTAAATTCGCACCCAACCCGACGCTGGGGGCGATTAGTTTAATGGTTTACGCCCACTGAATTCTTCCAAGTGGCTTATCATCCCAAATGGCGTTTCCTCCAGACACATCGCTGGATGCGTTCTTGCTCTCGAACGTTACGGTTACAGCCGCACTGTCTTCAGCGGTGAAATCCATGTCCGTGTTGGCAGAAACCTGCGCTCTCGGAAAAATGAACGTCATGGTGGTGGACCCGTCTGGGTAGGTGAAAACACCTTCAACCCGCAGATAATCCGGCGCGGTACGTCCCCCAAGTACAATCTCGCCAGAGTGGGCATCCGGGTAATCTGTCCCCGGGTCAATCCCCTGGGCAAGAGCCAGGTTATAGGGTGTAATTTCTTTGAAAGCGCACTCAAGAGCCGCACCTTCGCGAATGGGAACGGTGTAATCCTCGATCAGCGGAAAGCCGGATTCGAGCTTATACCAATCTGTATTCCCAATAAATTTGGTGCTTGCCAGCGCTCCGATGGAATCACTGGCGGTTAATGCTGCGTTTGGGTCTGCGATATGAGTCGCGGAAACCCCTGTCCTGATTTGCATCAGGCCAATAGCTATTGCGCTGGTATCTTTCGTTACTGGGCCTTGTCTGCTCATCTTTTGCTCCTTTCTTGAAAAACAATATTTTAGCCGGATTCAGGTCACCCTGATTGTTTTCAACAAGTCTTGCTCATAGAGCAGCCGTCGATTGCAAAACATTGCACCATGCATGCTGCTTAGGATTCGGTGCAGGCCGATTGTATTGTTTAGATTTTATTCAGCGTAGCTGATTGATGAGCTTCGGCAAGGCCGATTGTGGTGGGTTAAAACGGAAAATAGTTTAAAGTGTTGATGTGCCCACATGTTCTACGTAAGCACTTGATTTGCAGATTCCCGTGAATCAGAAGATCAACTGGAGGATTTCCTGGATCATTCAGGTTTCTCCCAAAAACAAAATGGTACAACCCGTTGGGTTGCCGCTCGATTAACTTTTTACCGCATTTTTCGCATAAAATAAAGTTTCTTTCCATGTTACACCTTTGATGAGAATCTAACCGTGACTGTCAATATCTTGAATTTCGTGCCATCTTCCGCTTCGAGCTGTCTACTTTCCATCACGTCCTGAACAATCATTCCACCAGCTAGCAACGTCCATGCACCCGTGGCCCTGCTTCTATAGAATGGTATCCTGGCCATGCCGTCCGTCTTTGTATTATCTGTCAGATATTTGTAAACCTTGTCTCTCAATTGAGCCAGCTTGAAACCTTCGCCGTCTTTCCTGGTGCAACAATAGATTTCCAGGATATGCGTTGATAGCGAGCTTAGCGCCATTTCCCCAAAGTTGATGGATACCCACCTGTCAACCTGATGCCCCTGAATGTTTGGTGTGCTCAAATATTTGTCGAAGGTAAGCGGAACCCCTTCTGCAACATGCAGGCTATTGACCCAATATTTTTTTATGGAATCCCGTATGTTCGATTCTTTTGCGGTGTCAGCGAGTGCCATCTTCCAGGCTCCTGTAAATATCTAATTAACGCTGGTTATCCGTTTCCCAACTCTGCTGACCCTGACATCGTCAACACAGGCCCCGGTTTCTTTTTCAAACCGCTCAAGCTCCCTGAAGACCCGATCGGCTACCCATTTTGCTTTTTCCATAATGCTTAAATGGTCCATTACTTCCCCTTCACTTCTTCCGAAACAGCAGAAAGGTTCTTGAAAAACACGTCCGTTAAAAAGATTGCGGCCTTTTTGAGCTCCGGTTTTTCGTCACCATCAAAGTTGAGTTCAGCGACCTCTAATGCATCCAGAACTAAATTGATTTCGTTGATGCTCATATCAAACGTGACATGGATGTCTTTTGGTTCTACATCCAGGATTCTCATCGCCAGTCCGCCTCGATTCGTTTTAGCATTTCATCCCCGCGCTTCAGCCAGCCGTCTTTTGCATATTCTTCCATGGTTGGTGTAAACACGGGCCTTTTTTTCTTTCCAAATTCTCCTACCCTGCCGTACATCTCGATGGATTTGGAATTGCCTTTTGGCCCGGCTTTCCCTTTCCCATGCCACGATTTCCCTCCGGAATCCATTGCGCCTGGCCGAACTCCGCCGAGGTATCCGTCCCCAAACCGGTATGACCCGAGGCTTTTAACAAGATCCCCGCGAAGTTTCCACGGTGACGGGTAGCCCATCCATCCATATTCGTATTTCCAATTTCTATATCTCTTTGAATATGCGGGCGATGGTCGTGTGCGCTTCTGGATGTTTGCCATCACAAGCTGGTAATAGTCTGTAGCGCACTTGGATTGCATCGTGTCCGGGACCTGAACCTTCACGGTGGTCTCAATCCGCTTTAATGCGGTTACGATCCGGTTTACATCCGCCTGATTTACTTTAATGGATATCATGAATCCACCCGTTTAAAACCGTTTCAAATTTGACATCCTGCTCCGGCATAAGCGAGTTATCCTGTAACGTGATATGTCGCCTGAATAGCCTCGGAGATTTGAAAACCCTATCGCCTGTCTTGAACAATACCAATACGTCTGCATCTGAGCATTTGATAAATACTTTTAACCCTTCCAGTAATCTCTCATCGATGTACTCGTTATCGTACATGACTGCGTACCAATCGTTTACCCTATCCGTACTATTGATTTCCCCTAGACTCGCAACCTGGTGGACTTCAGAGGTTATCCCTGCGCATGACGCAATGGTTTTCGCTGGGTCTTTCGCATCGGCGCAACTCTGGACAACGAATAGGGTTATCATTTTAACAGCTCCGGTCTTTTAAACTCATTTTCCAACATATCCCGGTACGCGATAATCTCACTCCCTGTTAAACCTTCAGTCCTGGCAATCGACTCGTAATCTCCTGGGGTTCCCTTATACCAACCCGGCTTGCCGTTGTACTCGTACTGTATTTCCCACTTTTCAGGGTTTGCAAATATGGGAGAACCCGGCATGGGTTGAAAGACGGACACGTCCACATCGTCTGGTTTCGCTTCATATACCCAATCAGCCGTTTCCATAACCGTCGCGGTTGTTTCCCCCGGGAGTCCCACGATCAGAAAAGCCTTGGCACGGATACCATGGTCGTGAAGCCTTTTGACTGCGTTGGTGTTCATGCCCCTGGTGGTCCCTTTCATGTTCTTTTTAAGGATCTCAGTTGAACCGCTTTCAATCCCGATCCCAACTTCTACAACACCGAGCTTTTTAAGGAGCGAGCATGATTCATCGTCCAACAAGTTGCTTCTGGCAAAGCATCTCAGCGCATACTTGTTGCCAATATCTTCCACCATTTTCCGCAATCGTTTTTTACTGGATACAAACACGTCGTCAAATATCATGAAAGCTTCGTATCCGTAGACATCATGAACGTGGTTCATTTCAGCAATGGTTCTTTCCGCCGATTGCATTTGAAAGTCATTGTCAATCTTGGCGCAGAAGGCGCAATGAAACGGGCATGATCTGGAAGTCATAATGGGTGTCGCCTGGATTCCGTCAATCTCATAGTGATATTTATCCAGCGGGAGCGCACTCCTATCCGGGAACGGGTAATCGTCGATAGGGATAGCCTCTTTTGAATCCACCAGCCATTGTTCACCACGGCCTTTAACAGCATGGTGGAACCCGTTTGACAGGCATTCATCAGCCATGTGCGTAGGGTGCGGCCCACCACCAAGTGCAACTCTACCCTCCTGGTTGAACCGCTTTGCCAACTTAAACGCTTCGTCCCTCTGTGGTGTGGTAAACGATATCCCGATGATATCCGACTTTGCCATTTCAGGGGTATGCCCTATGCCAAGGTCAAGGCATTGAACCGTCAGACCGTGCTGTTTCGCATAGGCCGAAAGATACATGATCCCTAGCGGGGGGAAAACAGCTTGGTTAAGAAGAAACGGGCTTGTTGGGAATATGAGCGTTATGTCAGGTTTCAAGGTATTCCTCCAAAAGCTCCAAAACACGTTTATGGTACGCCTTATTCAAAGCCCTGCATGAGCTTAAAAACGTACTGTTTCTTGTTGGGTGGGCATCTCGCCACGTAGTTTTTGTGGCCAGCACAATGTTTAAAGGCAGCCCGTAAAACTTTGACGACATTGGATTAAAAACAATCACCTTCCGGTTCAAAAGGGCGCCCCAATAAGCCCCGTGGTACGAGTTTGTCAGAACCGTTTCACCGCTTGCAATAAAAGGGATGACTTCTTCTGGCGGCACACCAACATGCTCGATACCCGGTACACCAAGCCCGAAAGCATCTAAACCATGGCCTGACGCCACGAACTTGTGTTTAATTTCGTAATTATGGTGAAATAACTCACTCATGCAACTCACGCATGGCACCCATTCCAACGCTTGCCTCATATCCCTAACGCCTATCATCCTGAATTTCCCAACAAATGATTTTGGATATTCAATCTTTATGCTATTATGGATATTGTGGCCAACGCCCCATGCAACCAACCAGGGGCTTAGATCACTGACAATTTCCACAGCCTCCATTACCCCGTTATTATAATCCTCAGAAGGGATATGAAGAAGCCCGCCTCCGCCGTATACGATAAATTTACCCGCAAGCGCTTCGAGGTCCCATGCCTTAATATCCATTTTTTCAGCTCTTGCAGGGAACTCAAAGTAATCAAAAGGGCTTGCCATTTTGTCTCCGGCATTATCGTCCGACATTACGGTAAGGTTGTATATTTTCAACGGGCTCACCTTTTTATAAACACCACATCCATGGTTTCGCTTGTGTCGTGTGGGATTGTGTCAATCTGGTCCAACCTTAATCCTTCCAGGTCTTGGACAATCGATTCAAAAAACTCGCGCCCCACGTTTATCTGATGGGAACAATTTCCGCCTTCTTCGACGGTCGGGTATCTTCCAGATTGCATATCCGGAACAAGAATGGCTATCGCACCACTGGGTTTTAAATACGTTGCCCATTGTAAGAGGCACGTCACAACCGCTTTTGGGGTGGGAAGATCCTCAATCATGTGAGATGAAAAGATGTAATCCGCATAACCGCCTGGGACCATTTGTAACGGCGTAGTCGCATCCGCTTGGATGAAATGCCGCCCCACCTGCTCGAACGTCACAGGCTGATCAGAGATATCGAAGTGCAGGCACGTGGGTTTCAGCAACGGGCAACTCCCACAGCCCATATCCAGGCCCACGCCTTCAAGATACCGGTCCACGTAGGCGACGTTCTTCTCGAAACCGACCCGTACAGTCCTATTTACCTCTTCAACCGTCAGCATAGTTCGTTTGTAACGTCATGGACGCTACCCCTTTCTTTTACGATTTGGTAATATTGCAGGTGCTTCTCGGCCATTTCCCTTGCGGTAAATCGGTCTTTAAATAGCTGGTTGCATTTCGCCCGGTCGATATCGTCCAGTTCGTTTACATGCCCGACAGCCCGTTCGATGGATGCTTCTCTTTGGGCTTCTGAATAATCAGAGTATTCGTTGATAAACCCATGCTTCCCGTGCTCTATAACTTCGCCGCCTTCAAAGTTTATTGCCGATGGCTGTGTCTTATGCCCCCACCCGATCACCGGCACACCACATGACAGAGCCTCGGTCATGGTTATTCCCCACATCTCATGGTAGGAATCCCAGTTTGTTTGGAGTAACCCCTTGGCTTTTCGAAGGACTCTGTATTTCATTTCGTCATCAACCGCCCTAAGCCATATCACCCTATCGCCATCTATTTTTGGCCACACGTGATCATGGAAATGCGGGTAGTGATAAGGAGGCCCCATTAAAACGATTCTTATCCCAGCTCTTTTCGCAGTCTCTATAGCTAGCAGGGGGGCCTTCCCGGCGTCTATCCTACCAAGCCATACAAGATAGTCGCCCGGCTCCTCAACTGGCAAGCCGGTATCCGGTATCCCAGGATAGATCACTGTCCCGTGGTTACCATGGACCTGATTCATCCGTTTCGAGTACGCTATAAGGTTCTCGTGAAAGTTATTGAACCCCATGAACGGGTATAGGCAATAGGGTTTCTCCCGCAATCTGTCGTCAATGCACCCGGAAGGCATGAAGCTGTGAATCATATCAAAAGGGCCGGACGCAGCTTCTTTCGCTTCGATTGCTTCGAAATAAATGTCTTTCGTATCATCCCACGGCTTCGGCATCTCAATAAATTCAACACCGGGCACCTTGCACCCCTTAACCGAAAACAAAGTGCAGCTATGCCCCATCTTCATGAGTTCTTGCATTAAGTACCATATTATCCGCTCGGCACCGTAATAACTCACCTCTCCCAGCGGATGCGCATAGCCAGCGAAACCAATTTTTAGACTCATAGCCCGACCCTTTCAATTTCGTTGTTTTGCCACTCCTTCAGGCTGGCGCCTTCCGGAAAACTGGCGGAAGTGCCACATACCGGACAAGCCACGATATCCTTCACCATATCCGACACGATGCTGTGTCCACACGGGAAATCAATTTTGACAGGATCGGCAATATCGGGCGGAATGCCTGGCACCACATTGTCGGTAAAATACGAATCTTTACAGTACGGGCATATCGTTTCGAAAGAAACAAATGGGTGCTCCATTGAGAAGAACCGCCCGCAATTTAAACATGTGAATTTCATATCGACCTCCATAGTGATTTGTAGAACTCAATTGTTTTTGATAAACCCGTTTCAAAATCAGTAACGGACTTCCACCCTATCTCTGTTTTTATTTTCCCTGAATCCACATGCTGATCAACAATTTCGGGGAAATCTTTCGCTCTGTATTCAGGCCTTATGCCTGTTCCGAATTTTTGAGTTATCGAATCAACCAAGGCGCTTATAGAAATAACATCACCGCTTCCCATATTGTACGCCTTGCCTTTGGCGACGCCTATATTCTCGATTAATGACAGGTACGCATCAACCGCATCTTCCACATATAAGAACTCTCTTTTTGCCGACTCGCTCCCGGACCAGATCAGCGGCTGTTTTCCTATTAACAATTGTCGGATGGTGTTCGGGATTATTCTTGAAAAATTCAAATCGCCTCCGCCGTACAGATTGCAGCATCTCGTAACCACAACCGGGAGATCGTAATTTTTCGTGTATGACCGGGCAATCATGTCGGCGCATGACTTGGAAACCTCATATATGCCCGTTCCTTTCAGCATTTGGTCTTCTTTGTATGGCAATTTTCCGTCACCGTAAGCCTTGTCAGAGCTTGCAACAATGATGGCCTCAGCCTTCCCGTACAGCCTGGCGACCTCCAAAAGCGAAACGGTACCATGCAGATTAATGTCTAATGCAAGCTTTGCATCTTTCTGGCATTTTCTTACCTCCGACAATGCTGCTAAATGAATAACGATATCTGGTTCATATTCGCAAAACAGGAACCGTAAAAACTCATAATCCCTGATATCACCCTGGATTACATCCGCTTTAACGTCCAGGCAATCAAATGTGGAGACGCTCTTAATGCCTGTCGTGGGAATAACAATTAAATTCGATCCAAGAGAGTAGAACCTCTCGGCCAAGTAAGACCCAAAGAAGCCCCTGCCGCCTGTAATCAGGATATTCTTCCCAGCAACACTCATCTCTTTTCACCCCAAAGCTGCCCATGGCCAATGGGCGTATGTCGCCACTGCCAGGTTCTTTCTTTCTTTTCAAAGTAATCAACAACTTCAGCACCGCCAAGCCGGAGCACAATATCGTCGAAGATAATAACGCTTCCTTTTTTTGCGTACTTTTTCACCAGGTTCCATTCCTTGAGAATTGAAGGCATGTCATGCATGGTATCCTGGAACAACAAATCCCATTTGCCTATTTTCGGCATTTGTTTTGGCAATGTGTTGAAAGTGAGACCCTGGATAAACCCTACGGTTACACCAGGATAATCAGCGTTTACCCTCTCCGTTCTTTTTTCGATAACCTTATCGAAAGAATCCCATCCAGGGTGTTCTATGTTCTTCCAGTCAACGAGATATTTCTTGTATTTATATTCCTTTGTGACGCCATACGTTTCTCCGAGACAATCCACCGGCGCTTCACCAGCGTCAAAGGTGTAAAGCTTTCCATTGGGCATCGCTTTAGCCATCTTCTCCGTTCCAAACCCTTCAAACGTCCCCAGCTCGATTACCACTTTTGGGTTCAGGATTAGAATGGCCTTACACATCATGTCCATGTTGGCGTTATCGTGATTCCATGGGTACAAGAAGCTCTTTGCCACACACTCTGCGCCTGAATTGCCTTCTTTGGCCGTCGGTTGAATTTCATCCCAATGCTTGTCTATAAATGTCATAATCCCTCCCAGTATTCGGGGTTTGCATATTTTGCCAACTCCGGTTTTACGTCGCCTTCGAATATGTCCGCTTCCAATCCAAGGCGTTTTCTTGTCGCCTGGTTTCGTACCCACTGTCGTTCAATGCTATCCCGATCCCGGGAATCCTCCTTCCCGTGGTAATGGATCAGGTCCGCCTGGATGTTTTTGTTCGAGAACAACCCTTCCTGGAGCCCGTACATTATATGGTGTGGTGAATTGATCCACTGCATCCCTAATTGACGGCGGATAATTCGTAACTGAAAGTCCGGGTACTGCCCTATTTGGTGAGATACCATCCATAACCCGCCGTCCCCCGGCATGGCAAAGGGGGAATCCGGGAAACGCATCAGCTCGTAGGACTTCCGGGAAACGTGAGCGCAGTCTGCATCATCCGGCATCCCGTCTTTGTCGATCTCTGCAAGCAATTGTTTCAATTCATCTGAACATTGTTCGTCAAAGTCCAGGATAAAGAAAATCTCTCCGATGGGGATGTACTGAAGCAGGATGTTGGATTGGATAACCTCCTGGGCATGAAACCATTTCTCCCACTTGTGCTGGTAGACTTCGACCTTTGAAAACTGCTTTAGTTCAAACACAGTCTCGTCCGTTGAACCGCCGTCTATAACAATGATCCGGCCCACCCACGGTTCTTCGTGGATGTCGCCTATTACGGGTTTGACTGAATTCCGCTCATTTAATCCCTTCATTCCGATTATCATAACTTTTTCTCCTGCTTCGATAACCGTGGACAAAGATCCACAGTACATATTGATCCCAAGTTAGAGTTGTGGCTACATTCGGCAACGAGCCTTATGTCTGCATCGCAGTACTTATACTGCCCAGGTTTTTCTTGGATCGAGATAAGCATAGACATAGAATATATTTTTCGAGTCATTTTTCATTCAATAGCCTTAGCAGCTCCTTTCTTATTTTCATCGGAGAAATGCTATTGATGCAAGGAGATTGGCATGTAGGGATTGTACCCCAACAATGACTCATGCTTTTACATACCGCCAGCATGTCTGGTTGAATATTTACAATTTTAGCATCATATTGGGCTTTAGGGGCCACAACGCGTGCGGGCGCTGGCCCATAAATGACCACGGCATCGGTTCCAACTGCCCCGGCCAGGTGAGACAAAAAGCTATCAATCACAACGGCTGCTTTTGCGTGCTTCATCACCCAGGCAGATTCCTGCCATGTGAGTTTCCCACATAAGTCTATGTCGGATTTACATCGCAGGTCGCTTGGGCCTCCGAGTTGAACCACAGGCAGGCCGATGTCCCTTAAAACCATATCCATGTGCGGGTAGGATCGATATTTCTTGCTTCCCCCGGTTGTATGGGCAACAATGTATTCGTCAGGGAGTGGTCGCACCCCTTTCCATCGCACACCTGGCGGCAGAGTATCAGGTTTTTTAGCATTTGGATCTGATATCGTTGGTTTCACCGGGGAAATAAATATTTCATCCGGTTCAACATTCGTGAAGTACGGGTACATACTGTGGAGGGTGACGTCCAGGCTATTGAAACCACCTTTGAGGATGTGCTCCCCGTGTGGGTTGTAGACAACCGCATATGCTTTCAGGTGCCGCTCATCCCATTCAATGATTTCATCAATGTACGGGTTCCCGAAAACAACCCCTGCGAAAACCTTCTGTGTCATGTAAACCAATGGCATATCAGGATGGCGCTCCTTGATTCCCTTAAAACACTGGGTCGTCATAAGCACATCGCCTGCGGAAGAATGCTGGGCAAATAATACCGCTTGGATTTTCTTGGCTGGTTTGGCTCTCTTCCCCGCAATGGCCAGCAAATCGTTGATATCATCCGTTCCATCAAGCCATTCTTTTGCCCTCTGCAACCCTTTTATACTCATGGCCTCCCGTAGATTTTTGTTTTCCGCTACTTCCAGAATGGACTCGGCAACCTCGGGCACCCCGCACGCTCGGGATTCAATTGTGACCGGGCCGTTTTCGCCTGTCATCGGGACGAATGAGAGGTTGTTACAGGGGACAATCTCTCCTACCCCAGCGATGAGTTCCGTTTGAGCCGTAGTGTCGGACGCAATCACCGGCACACCACACGCCATGGCCTCAAGGGGTGTCAATGAAAGACCCTCCTGCATGCTGCAATTAATGACACAATCTAGGGCATTATAGATCGTCGGCATTTTATTTCTGTCGTAGGATACGCCCTGCTGTTTTGATATTAAATCTCCATCTTGTGCGCCACAATCTTGGGCAATTTGCCTCAGATTGTGAAGATGCTCCATTTCAGCGTGCAAGTATAGAACAATGTCTGGATTTTCCCTCTTAGCTTCAAAGAAAGCTTTGATCAGGATCTCGGGCGATTTCCGGATTTGGTTTCTCCCAATAAAACCAAAGATAATTTTATCGTCGGAAACATTCGGAAACACTTCTTTCCGTGCAGCCATTTTATCCTTCATCGGGATAAACGTTTCCCATCCATTTAATTCCGGTCGATAATATCGAACATGCGGCACGTAAGGCTTCAGCGACTCATAGCCATACTGAGAATAAACACAAGGGTAGTCAAGAGCGTTAAGGTACTTTACCCAGGACGGTTGGATCTTCCACAGGTCATATGGAAAGATGGCGATCCACTTGAATTTCTTTGCGTCTCGGATCTGCCTTATCGAGCTCCAAGCGGGCATGTATCGCCAGAAATCGACTCCCACCATGCAGAGGTAATCAAAATCAGAGCTTTGAGCCAAAGACACTAACCGTCTGTTCCCCCAATAGTCGTCAGTCATGGAAGCATTCACCGCGGTATAAGGCAATGGGTCAAAAAGAATTTTTGTTGGGTCCACGTTCTCCGCCACAAAGCATGCAGGGGCGTACCTGTCCATGTCCAGGCGCTTGAGTATCGCGGCCAGCATATTTGAAATTCCAGATGTTCCGAGAGGGTTTTCACCCACGAATAACACTCGTTTCTTCATTTTCTTCCTCCACGAGGATTGTTTATCTGCGGTCTTCTTCAATAATTAAAACGTCAATGTTTGGGTATCGTCTCGTTTCGATTACACTAACCTGGTAGTACTCGCCAGAGGTCGGCTGCCAGCGATCCAGGACCTGGGCCCCAATAGAATGTTGAATCAAGACTTCATTTTTGTTTAACCCAAGCAAAGCGATTTCTTCTTCCGCTTCCAGGTCGTTCCCGTAAAGGGCGGCTACCTGCATAGCGTTCACGCCGGATTTGATTGTTTCCCACTCAGCTTCCTTGTGGTACTGGCTCGTGGGATCGTCCCATGTTTCTCCGCTTGGCCTCATTAGCTCACCGCTAGTGATATTGCACTTGTAAAAAACAGTATCATAGTGAGCGACTGCGTTTTCAAACAGTTCCGGAAGCATGTTTGTTGCGAGATATGTTTCGTCAACCACGTCGAACCGGACTACGTCACCGGCGACCAAAGCCGCATCAAACGAAATCATGCCACGTCTAAAGGATTCTATCGTAATCGGCTTAGTCACTTGAGCAGAGAATTCAAGCAACCCATACCCACCTTCGATATTTCCGCTATCCCGCAAGATCGTGTAACCCGAACCAACCTCTGCAAGCGCATCTTTTATATCTTCGCCAACGCTCATGAATTCTCATTTGGGTGAATCGAAACTTGATTATTTTCGTCGTAGGTTGTGTCCCTACCCGTTAGTGGCTCATAGCTAAACCCCGCGTCAATTTTCGTTCCCGCAATTTCATATGATGAAACATCTGCGAATTCAAAAGCAAACTCCGCCTGGGCTTCCGCAAACCGCTTATCCATATCCGCTATGATTAGCCGGTAATGCTCGAATTTATGCTGAAGATGGATCGCTTTAAACCTAAATTTTGCTGCTGACTCTGACAACAGGAAGAAAAATAGATGGCGCTTGGATCGATCCATCAGCCATTTTATCTTGAAGTTTGTTGACTGTGGCATAGACCATCCAGTGTCACGTTCGGCAGCGTTGATCGCGTTCTCATAGTCGATCTGTTCTAGATTGGACGAAAGCCCCTTTATCTCCTGTTGGAGCCGAATTATCATCTCAGTCCTGGTCATCGTATCACCTATGGTTCATGGTATTATGGCGTTTTAAAGCTGCCGCTGTTTTGCCGACCCATTGGCATTTAGTGCATTTAAACGACTCTTCCTTCTCTGGAGGAGTTGGTGAAATTTTCTCTTGTGGTTGTGCCATCGTCATCGTTCTTTCCACCATCTCCAATAATTCTTGGGCCGGTGGTTCCGGTATAGCACCGACAACACTGTCGGCGTCATATTTAACAAATGGTTCTACCACGATCTCTTTGGTCTCAATTTCGGGTTCAACCGCAACAATTGGTTTCTCGGTTGCGATCATTTTGACAGCGTTTGATCC